TACCAGGATCTGGCCTAGCTCCACATAAAAGAACCGGCCTGGAACCCACGAAGTTTCGCCAGGAGTGGATAGGACCCATCTCCACAAACGCGTGATCTTTTAAAAATGGCGTTGAAGGTTGGAGTTAAACCAACGACCTCCTAATCTATCTATTAAATTGATTAGACGCTCTGTGCACCTGAGCTACTTCAACATAATTTATGCAGCTTGCTGTGGAGCCTCTGGTATTTTAGTTACAGACTTCACAAAATTCTTACCTTCGATCCATTTTTTATGATCGAAATTACCCCCACCATATTTATGAACCATACGATGTACAGCGTCCCAAAAAGGATTACTCTTTGGTTCTGGTTCTACAATAGTATAGGGGAATCCCCTAAGATATTGATAAGCGAGTAGCGTTGCTCGTGCTTCTCGTCGTACTATATGAGTACGATGGTTATGTAGACTATTTAGTAAAGAATAATTACCTTCTTTGAGAGCAATAATTTCTTCACTACGAATGTGTTTAGCTTCAGTAGCTAAGGTTTTGATTTTTACCCGAAGGTATGGATTGCGTTTCATTTGGATTTCCTAATTAAAATGGATGGATAATGGTGTCTTAAGGTTTCAATAGAATTGCCTGGAAACCAAGCCTGTGCTTTTCGGCTTTATATCCATCCAAAGGAGGGTCATGATGATTAGGGATCTAAGTACGCATTTTAAAGGCCATCCAGGGAATCGAACCCTGCCAGTTAGGAGTTAGGACTCCCACTGGGAGCCGCCTCGACAGCCATTGTACTAAAAAACATCATGGTTTAATACTCTTTTTTTTCTTCTGTAAAGGAGCAGCAAGGTTCTTAATAGCAGCTGCAGCAATAATTATAGTAAGAATTAATTTAAAGATTTGCATCAATTATTCCAGGTTAAATGAGAGATTGGTATTGGTATATCTTCGTCAATTTCTATACCAGTAATTCTATCAAATTTCCAGGGTCCACAGATTATTAATTCTTCTGTTATTCTTGTTACTTTTAATCTTACTGGAATTTGACCGGCTAATAATCTAAGTACTTCGTCTCCTTCTCGTACTTTTTCAAAAGTTACTTCCATAACCAAATAGTCATATAAGTTCCAACAATAGCACCTGGAATACTAATTATTACTAAAGTACCGAAAAGGATTTTACCCCACTCAGGCGGATTATCTGTGATCATAATAAAGGCATAACAAAGAGCAACTGTAAAATAACAAGAAAGAGTTATTTGTATAGTAGTTAAAAAATTCATTAGGTTAAACTCCTTGCGTATTCAACTAACCATACTTTAGGTGCTATCCAAATTTGTAACCATGTTAAATTCATAGTTGTAGATGCTATTATTATAGAAACAAAAGCTATAATTGCACAACCTCCGTTTTCCATACGAAAATCTTCATATTCCCAAGGAGCAGCCAAAGATGTTTTAATACACTTAATTGCTACACAAGTAAATGTTATTGTTAATAAAAACAGAATAAAATAATAAAAACCATACCAAAGTAATAATTGTTGAACATATATAGGTAATTGATCATTAAGAAAAACAGTAGTGGTATCTATACCATCAAGTGATTTACTAATTAATTGTTGTACTGCATTTTGAAGTTCTTCATTCATGATTTATTCTCACAATATTTGTGTAAATTTATAATTAATTATTTTATCTTTCATTTCAATTAAAAATTTATCTTTATGGAATGTACATAAAGACATAGAACCTCGTAGTCCATCTTCACCAGGTTTTATTTCATGTATTATATATTTAGGTGGGTGGCTACAACGATCATATCGAGATATACCACCCATTGAAAAAGGACCACATCCATTATGAACCATTGTTTGACACTGTTCAAAATCAGGTGGATCTAATAGTTTAGTCATTTTTTATATAAATAAATTCAAGTGTTGGACAGTACTTAGCTTTCCATGCTCTATAATATGTTTTTATTATTCCTGGTGGTTTAGGTGGTGCTATAGAGATAGGTTGGTCAGCTCGCCATTCCCAATATTTATCCCATAAATAACAGCCTCCGAAAAAAGCAACAGCTAAAAATTGTAGCATAAGAGATACCTTACTGATTCCCAATAACCATAAAATAGGATCACCGGTATACCATGCAACAGCAAGAGACAACCACGGTGCGAGAGTAAAGATAATTATAACAATAATAAAAAATATTATTATAAAATACACAGCAAGAATTGCAGGTGGTTGCCAGAAATATTTACAAATATTTTGAGCTGGATTAAAAGGTGAAGCTGCAATAAATTGGTAATGCCATGAATTTTTATTTACGTTCATATAAATACCTCTGCCGGATTATCAATTAAAATATATTCTGGTATGCCTAAATGTTTAGTTAAAACTTCTGCGAATCTATTAATATTAGTAAAAGGCCATATTTTATTATCCATAGTAAATTTGAATTCCCCATCTATTTGATCACAACAGGTAATAATTAATGTTTTTCTTGGATTGGTATTAATACCTTTATCGCTATCTATAGCATATTTTAATAGATCAGCATCTAGTATAGTTTTTCGAAGTTCACCTTGATAAGGATGATCTATATTTGTTTCCATAGGATAATGTTTAAAATCAGTTGGTAAACTTTCATTGGTCATAGGACCATTACCATGTCGAGTTTGATATGCTCGAGTAACTAAATATAAATTAGGATGTTTACTAATCATCGGATATATATTTTTAGTACCGGTGTTACCCCATGTTACATGTGGATAAAATCCAATGTCCTGATCTAACATAAGTCCTTGTGAACCTTCAAAGATATAATGATAAGCCAGAGGAAGACCTCTTATTATTTTAATATGATCATGTCCTAACATATGTTCAATAGTAAAAACCCAAGTAGCTAATGTATTTGCATGTATAGTAAATCCATAATAGCGTTGAAGCATTTTTAATTTTATTTTTAATATTTTTGGATATAGCATATCTTTTGCTGTTATAGAGAAAAGATCTTTTTCTCGTTGCCATGTTGTACCAACACCAGCACCACATGTTCCATCTGATATGTATTGACTATTTAATGTATTAGCTTTTTTTTCGAACGGAGTAGTTATAGGACAATCTCTATCTATAAGAAGAATTGGTTTTACTCCTTTAGTTTCTAGGACACCAAGTTCTTTAACTATTCCATCAGGATCTAAAGTACAAAACTTAGACCAGTAGGTAGGGACTTCTTGAGAAGAACCACTACCAAAATTTGAAAATATATGGCGTGTGCCATTAGGGAAAACTACAGTATGACCAGCTTGTTGTCCGCCACTATAGCGGACAACAAGACTATCATCAGGGTAATGGTTACAAAGAGAATTGGTTACTAAACCTTTTCCCTCGTCACCAAATCCCAGGCCGATAACAGCACTGTCGGTCATAAAACTTCTTCGGCGTCATGTGTATCAGGCACCTTCGCCATCATGGATGCTGTAGGAGCTTCCGGATGAGTAGCTATGATAGCGATAACCGTATCTGCAACATCGTCGGCAGTCTGTGCTGACAGATAGTTCGGTCCCAACAACTGCTGCCATGGAGCGTGGTCTTTGAATCTCGCACCTGCACCCGTTGATAGTAGGTGTATGTGATAGACATCCCAGGACTTCTGAGCAGCTTCGAGTAAGCCAGCCGCTGTTTCTGCGCTGTACTGTCCGTTTTTGCCCATCAGTTCCCTTTGTGCAGACACAGGCAGCTCGGTCAGAGTCGGTTCATCACCAATGGTAATGAGTACACCTTTGCGGCCTCGTTTTTCCATACAATCGATTGAAGTATAGCGCGCTGCAAAGTACCAGGCTAACAGGTAGCTTTCGCCGGCATTACCGCCGCCGCCACCTTCCAGAAACGTGTTTTCAAGCCAATGGTCAAGTTTTTCATCGTTAGATTCAAATTGACCGACCTGTAACGGAGAGGTATCGACCTCATGGTCGCCAACACCAACGAACAGTAGTTGTGGGTCGGGTTCACCCTTATGGATGATTTTACCCATGATCCTGGGTAAACCGTGCTGCACCAGCATTTGAGGAATCGACCCCATTGAACCAGTCAGGTCAAGACCTAACAGGATGGCAAGCGAGTTTGGGTGCTCGTCTGAATCCCTGGCTTCGCGCAGGCTGATATCGACAGGGTTCATCGTGTGATGAATTTGTCGTTGCGTAAAGTTTTGATCAACTGTGTTGGTAAAAGAACCTTTTGATTCCCGCATTACTGCTGCGTTGGTTGTTGAATATGTTCCACCCCCCATCATTCACCTCCAAACAGGTAATTATATCGGGTTGTTGCAATTTCGAGTTTAATCTCAGCATTACGAATATCAAGACCTAAAGCTGAATCACGGTCGATATATGTTGCTGAATCGAAATCTTTGCCCAGGATTAGGCTTTGTGCGTTTTCAGGAGACAGGTCAAGCATGTTCTCCTGTTCTCGACGCATACGTTTGATTGACATTTCGAGATCTTCGACATGGCGTTTATACGACATTTGTGCGTCTTCCGAAATGGAATCGGCACGGTCATCACGAATTTGTTTATTGTTTCGTTTAAGTGAAGCAATAAATGCGGGTACTGTTACAGTATCGTTCATTAATTTCTCCTGTTATTTAAAGATTTGGTATATGATAGATATAATACCTATTACAAGACCAATACCCATAAGAGTTTCAAAAGCCATTTTGCCTAATACTCTCCAACTTGGAGGTTCGCTCATATACTAATTCTTCTTTTTTTGGTACGAGTAAATCGAGCTCGATGAATTTCTTTATCAGTTAAAATAAATTTTTGAGCTTTAGCTTTACGTTTAAGTTTACGTAAAGGAAAATTTCTAGGTTTAGTCATTACACCCTTTTTTACCGCACCAAATACTGTCAATAATAGTTTTTAAACCATCTTGTTGGATAGTATTATTTACTGTATGAAATCCCCAAGCTATACCAATAGCTCCTAGTACTACGAAAATTAACATAAATATTTCAGTTTTTTTAATCATTTGAGTGCTGTACATCCATCCTCACCAACAACAGGTGTAATTAAACCATCCCAATCACGTAAAAATAATTCAGCATTTTTATGAGTGTCGAAACAATAACGTCCGACATAACCAAATTCATCTAACCCATAGCAGACGCCGCAGGTAAAAATAAAGCGCATAATTCCACAAGCCATACCATTGATATCACGTATATTAGTGTAACCATGTTCAATGAGTATTTGCTCCTCTGAATTGACCACTAAAAAATATATCCTTGAATAGTTTCCAGTTCGGTACTTGGATCAATTCCATTTGGTCCAAAGACAAGATCAGCTTCGTCTTCATCTAATGTTATTTGACCAGAAGCAAATGCCAGGTGAAGTGCATCATATAATGAATAACCGGCACCGAAGATACCTTCCAGGAATTCAGGAGTATAATCACGTTGTCGAATGGTAGCGTATGCGCCAGCTTCTGGAGCTGTATATGCACATACTTGTATTTTGCCTTCGTCTAACTGGATATTAAATCCGACATAATCGGTAGAATCTTCGACGTTATCTGGATCCAGGCGTGTTGCGTAATCGGTATCCATTAGGTCAAGATTAAACTTTCTGTTTTTGATAATACGTTCTGTTTTGTTTATTCCTTTAATAAACAGATAACATTCGAGCGTACCGATGGTACGTGGATGACCTGAATAAGAAATCAATGAAGTAATAATAGAAGTGATTTTACTATTCATTGCTTCTTTCATATCGATATCAATAAATTCAGCTGAAAAGTGATTATTATTACAAGTAGTAATATCACCAGATGAATTAACGATATCGTGATAGGTAGGATTACCAAAATATACATCAGAAAGTCTATTGTTATCAATAAACAAAGTAGCGTTATGATCAATGTCAGTTGAATTAGATCCTTTCCATAGTACGCCTACTCGTAGGATTTCTGTGTCGGGGATATCAATTTTAGACCCGGGTGTCAACATGGTACCGGAGTAATTTACTTCGGTAGATTTACGACCAGAATATTGTAGAGATGCATCTTCTAATTCTGGGCTAATATAAACCATGCCGGCGTTTCTGTTACGTGTTTGTAACTTCAGACGAATACCACTTTGAATAACAGCTGCTGCTTTCTTAGCTATTTGTTTTTTAACACCAGGAATAGGAATTGAATAGTACTTGGTAATACCTTGTACTGTACGTTCAGACTGATCACGTAAAATCTTTTTGCTTTGCAACTGTTCAAGTAATTGAAATGCTAGTTTTGTGTTACTACCAGCTATTGTGTTTGCAAATTCAGTTGTATAAAAATAATTGATATTGTCTGTCAGGATTACATCACCCGCATAAGCTACATCAATAGGACTTAAAGATGCAACTGTATCTTTTTGCGCTTGAGCTACTTTAGTACCGGTAGGATAACGTAGAAAGTTCATATAATTACGCATCAAGAATCCTGTACGTTCTTTAGCAATTGCTAAAGCCATTGCGTAATCCAGATTAGCTAGTGCTCCTGAATAACGACCGTTAAATGTCCAACTACGATCGCCTGTATACAATAAGTCGATCGCAGTATGATAATTTGGAAAACGTTTACGAGCATTTACTGCTTTGCCGTAACGTAGATATCGATGCATTAATTTCCAATAAGATTCATAAGTGAACATGTCTTCACAGATAAAACGAGCAGTGCCCATAGCATCTAGTTCTTTTAACAAGAATTTACGATCCTTGGTAGGAATGGTTACTTTACGTTCCTTTAGATCAGGTTTTGTAATCTGACCTTGAAATGGTTCACGAGCATGTACAGCCAGAATATATCTGAGTACATCAGTAGGAAACCTGAATAATCCAGTAGCACCAGAAGTACGTAGTAATTGGATAACCTTAATTAAGGTTTCACGAATAGTAATTGGACCTCGAACAAAAGCATCCAGTAATACATCTTGTGGACATGCTTCGATTGTTTTAATTTGATGTGTACGAAGTACAACAGGAGATTGCAGGATTTCCGCGATAAGTTTTACTATATCTTTACGGAAACCCACGGTGATAGTTTTAGAATCGTGCATGATCTGTTCGATCTTGGCAACATATTCATTATTGTAAGCACTGATAACATCTGTTGCGACGTTACCATAGTGTCGTTGGTATGTATCAGACCAACCATAAGTCAGGGAATATTGAGCGAAGATTACCCGCCATTCTTCTTCAGAATATTCTTTGAATTCTTTACTGTCTGCAAAACCTTTGCGAAGAATCCAACCAGATTTAGTTTCTGGTTTAAATGATGTATAAAATTCTGCCACCTGCTCAGGTGTCAACGATTTAAGATCGATAAGATTGGAGATTGTATAACCATGATCCAGTAATTGTTTAGCTTCAGTATCAACTGAAGTTTTACCACTACCGTTTTTATCGAATGGAATTGGATAGGTGCTGCGATCACCCATTACTAAAGATACGAATTCTTGTGAATACATTTTATTCTCCTCTCACGGTTAAAAAACTTGGTGTAATAACAGAGTATATACCGATCAGCTTTATAGGCTGATCTGGAGTTGAACCAGAGAGTAACTCTATTTATGACCAAGCAAACTAAAAAGTCCTAGTGTATACGGCCCGTATTTTCAGATAGGCGAGTAACGAGCCTGATGACTAGGCGAACTTAAAAAGTCCTGGTGTAAAGGTCCAGCTGGTTTTGATTAAGTGTCAAGTAGCTAAACGTATGACCAGGCAAACTTAAAAATAAATCTGGTATAACGAACAAACAATTTCGTGCTCTACCAGACTGAGCTACTCTGCCCTAAAGCAGAGGTCGGATTCGAACCGACGACCACGACGTTATAAGCGTAGTAGTTTATTCTATGACCAGACAAACTTAAAACAAACTCGGTATAGTTGACCCGTTCTATTTTCGGATGAGTAACGAGTCTAATGACCGAGCAAACTAAACTTAGTGTGTAATCAGCCGATTCATAGTGGTGAGCCTTACGGCTCGAGAGTAGGCTGAATAATGACTAAGCGAACTTAAATTGGTTAGAGAACAGGTGAGTATTCTCTCCTAGCATTATATAAGGTTCTAGTGGACCTGCTGATAATGTCAGCTCATTAAATAATACCGGCGATATAGGAAATACGTTGTTCCATTTCACCAATAACTGAATTCGTTTTGTCTGAAATATGAGCCAGCTGGCTAACTGAACCTAAAGGATCAACTTCAACGGCATAATCTCCTGATGGATGTCCTTCACCTTCAGATCTTTCAATGATGTGATTTAATCTTTCGTTGAGATCTTCCAGGGTATTTAAATTTCTTGCAGCATGGGTTACTAATTCTTCCAGGCGCGTACCGGTTGTTTTCTTTTCAATATTTGAAGCTATTGTTTTTGCCATGAATATTTCCTCTCGAAGAAATAGAATGTCGGCGGTATTTATATAATACCTAAAATTTTTCGTGTTAACCAGAGTTCTTTTTGTTTTTGTGGATCATTTTCTTTTAGTATGTTGAAACATTTTTGACATGCCCAGTCAGAGCCGGCAATACCATAATGCATATAACTGAACGTCATATATGTTATATAAAAATCACCACAAAAAATGCAATTAGGGTATTTATTATGATGTGCAGGTTGATGGTTTTTACTATGTGTATGTTTAACCCAGTCACCATAAATAATAAAACTATTTAATGCTAACGACTTTGCTCGTGCTTTTTTTCTTTCCTGATTTGTTTTTTCGGGTAGTCCATCTCTGGATAGCACCTTTGTCTGGGTTGAATTTAAGGTCTTTAACCCCTCGCGTAGTATGTCCACTGATGTTGAGAGCTTGGATCGTAAGTCCTTTATGTCCAATGTATTTTGTAAATTTGTGTCGAGTGGGATATTCCACTCCAATAATGTAATAGCATAATACCTCCAAGTCTGTTCGTGACAGGCTTATATATGCACCGGTTTTCGCTCCTACAATGCACTCATTGATTATTTCTTCATATTTACGACAAGATCTAAGTCTAAGCTTTAGCTTTAAAGTTTCAGAGTCTTCGGCGTCTGGAGCATTGTCAACAAAGAATCCGAGGTCTCCTTGTTTGAGTGACTGGACAAGTTCTTCCGCAGCGTCTTGAGTAAGAGATTGGAGGCGTTTCCTTTCACTGGTTTGGATAACTCGCGATGCTTGCCGTTTGTTGATTTTGTAACTAGATAAGTAATTCGTAAAGGCTTGGATATTGTCATTGCTACATAACTCATCTATTTGTGCATCGGTGAAGATTTGGAGGAGGGGAGTTTCTTGTCGTGGGGCAACATTGAAACGACGATCTTCCGCATCAACTTGAATAGGGTCGTGCTTATTACTGTTAAAAATAAAATTGGAAACATTATTGACAATGTAAGGATCTGTCCGCATACGTCGAATGCTAACACTAGAGTCTGATATATACTGTTTAATAGCTGCCATAGCCTGGGGTGCACGCTTGAGGTCGGATAACTGAGTTTCATCGACCAAGACCAGGAGTGAATGCTCCATAAAGCCATTAAATTCAGCTTCAAAAGTTGTAAGCTTCGTTCTAAATACATACTCGTTACCTAAAATCGGGAGAAGAATTTTATTAAATAAGACTCCTTTTCCGGTGCCTTGTGTTCCATGAAATACCCAGGCTGTCCGAGTTTGTTTACGAGTCTGTATAATAAAAGCGAGCCAATTAATAAGATGATTATATACAGTACTATCGTAATTGACGACATGTTCGATTAACCTCTTGATGAGTGCGGGTGGCGTGCTTCGTTTTGTAGCACTTTTCATGTACTCCGTCTTTTGATATAAATTAATTACCTTGTCATTTTCATTGACAAGTATATCAGAATGAAAGTCGTAGATCAGGTCGTACTCAGGAATAAAATCTGGTACGTATTGACCATGCTGTTTTAAAAAATGCTTTACCTTAACTAAACTGTTTGTTTTAAATATTTCGAGGTAATTTTCTACTTCGTCGAAAGTACCTCTATAATATGCATCGGTCTTTGCATCGCAGAAGGCTAGATATCTGTATGCTGATGAATCTACTTCTGACTCGATGGTGTTTGTGGGCACATCTTTATCTTCGTTTATTTGTTTGTAATACTCAGGGAGGAGTTCTTTAATTAAGTAAAGGGGTTCACCTTTAAAATTAAATAAGATCTCATTCTTCCCAATTGCGTGATAGTAACCCCACGAGTCACCGCCATTTAGGTTGAGGTAATTAAATTCTCTTTCTATTTTATGTCCGGTTACGACGCATTCACCTGGATTAGATAAGACATCGAAGGTACCAATTTTCTTCATGTTAAGTTGTTTTCTAACCGAAAGATTCTGGTCTTTTCTAATTCTATTTATGTGTTTCTTTTCGTTTAACCGTGTTTCATTTGTGTCGAATTTTATGCCGGCGAATTTAACATGTGTGTTCTTTTTCTTACTAAAAGAAACCCAGGGATTCGGTCTTTTTTTGTCGGTTCGATCTTGTGGGCTCGCAACGTAAATAATTTTATCGTTCTGACATACTGTGATATCTAGAGGCCAGAGTAAAGCAACGCTGGTTGATGTTAATTTTAATGCATTGGTTAATGTTGGAATACTGAAATTAAGATGTTTTAACCATGTTTTTAAATAAACTGGGTAAGCTGGTTCTTTAAGTAGAAAAAAGAGATGGCATCGTAAACCAGGCTTTAATCCTTGTGATGCAGAATACTGGGTTGTATAGCTAACATCGTGAAATTCTTTTGGTAACTCATGAACGAAATCTTCCGGTGATTTGTATGGTGCACCGTCAATATCGAAAACTATCCACTGAGTTTGGAGAACTGGATCTGTAGAGCGTGCTCTACTTTCGTCGTTCAATTGCCTGGTGAGCATACCTTTAATGAGACAATGCCCAGTGTCTGCAGCTTTATTTATGACATTAAATAACTGCTGCGGAGTTGTAATTGTATGTTCTTTAGAATTGAAATTTTTAACTAATGGATACGATGTTGTTTTGGTTTTTGATAGGTGCACACCATTAGAAGATGCTAGTGTATATACCAGTATTTTCTGCATAATTAACCCCGAGTTATAAATGCTACTTTTATGGTCAATATTATAAAACTGAATTGGGTAAAAATCAATCAAATAATAAGATTACACTTTTGAGATCAATTATTACGATAAATTACACTTTTGAAAAAGTGTTAAGTCATTGATTTTACTACTTGGATTACACTTTATTACACTTATTACAATATATAGAATATTGGGTATAAAATGAAAAGTATATATTTTATTATTTATACTTGGCTATACTTCCGGCTCTCTCCTACTAATTTCCGAAAAAGGCCGATTTTCGTAATAAACCGTAATCGAGTCAATGAAATCAATGACTTATCGATTACGACTTTGATTTCAAAAGTGTAATCTCGTAATCAGTCTTTTTGGACTAAAAAATGGATATCTGTCTCTGTTAATAGTTGTTTTTTGATTAGAATTATTATTAATCTAGCTACCAGGGTATTGACAGGTATTTTAGCTGCTTCGAGTAAATTGAGAGCTTTATGGAATTGTTCTTGTTCTTGTTCTTCTGATAAATCAGTTCCGGTAATTGTCATTTTATTATCTCATCTATTTCAGCTATCCAACCAAGGACTTCGATGATGCTTGGATATTCTTTAGCGAATTTAGCAGCTGCTTCTTCGTTCATCCACGCAACACCATGTTCTAAATCAGATTGCATAGCAAGAGATACTTTATCTTGTAATTCATCAAGGGTAGTTTTATTTTCTCCCCATGCTTCAACAGTATATCCACGGTTAATGAATGCAGCTTTATCTGGATATGGCATATGAGCAGCATCTTTCATTAAAGCTGTCCATGCTTCTTCTTCAGTATCTGATTCTAAGTGAGCACATACTGATCCTGCTGGTGTTACTGGTACGAAACTCATGATTTATGAAACCTAAACTCTGGAATAGATTCGTTTAAAGCTGTTAATTTATCTGCTATATTATCATAAGCATATTCAGCTTGTAACATTTCTGGACGAATATATTTAGCCATAGTTATTCCACAATCCATGTAATCAGGAATGGTTGTAGCAAGAAGATACCAGCGTCTTGCTTGGCGCTTAAGCCACCATATTTTAATTGATTTGAACATAGTTAAACCCCACTAGGGCCTGGCTCTGTGCATTAAAAAAGCAGGTGCAACAAACCTTTAAGATTTGTTACACCTGCAAATGCCTGAAGGTTCAGGCGTTGGGGATCTAAACTGCGTCCGCGAGAATGAATCCAGCTGAAGTCGGATTTTTCTGTTTCTCCTCGATGAAAGTCCTGGCTTCAGTGACCATAATTTCGACAAGTGTTTTCTTGTCGGATTGACGATCGAACAGGTTCCACCAGAGCGCAAGGTTTACTTGTGCCTGTTTCAACAGGTGCAGATCGGTTTCATCAACTTCGATCTGTCCTGTATCTTCATAGACGGTGGTATCAGTCAAGAACGATACAATTTCACCGTCGATCGGCGTTGGATCAACAGGCATTTTACCTAGTTCGAATATTTCCAGGTTGACGAGATCATCAATGATCGAGGCGGAAAGATTCGATTTTTTCAAATTACGAGTATTCGTAGATTTGAAAATGCGAGTGGCTTGCCCAATCGCAACGTTGGTCTGGAATGAAATGTACTCTTTCATTCCGGTTTCCTGTTCGGAGAACTTGAAACCTTTGGTGCCTTCGGATGATACCGGATTGATTTGTTCAACCGGAATAATCGTATTTACACCGTCGACAACGGTATGCCGTTTACCCTGGACGTAATCCAGAACTTCCTGTAAACGCTCGGTAGTTAATGAACCAGTCTTGAAAACGTTTTTACTGAATGCGAGAGCTGCATCAGTCTGGTTCTTTAAGCGGTTATATAACGGAGTGGTAAGGGAATATTGACCCTTACCGCGAGTTTGCCAGGTGCCTTGTTCGTCCTGATAACTTTCACAAAAGTTATCTTCAAAACGAACGATTACCGAGTATGCGTATGTTGCAAACTTGGCAACATCGATAACAGGCATATCTACTGCGAAAGCAGCAGATTTTTCACCGTAGCGGATACAATCCGCAGCGGTGTGGAACACGAATAGTTGCTCAATCGAAGTTGATTTAGCTGCGAGTTCGTCAGGTGTTTCGCCAAATAAATGCATTTGTATTTCCTCATATGTTTAGTTGATTAGTTGAGTGCTGGTAGCCAACCAGCGTCATATATTAGTAAGTTCGGCTACATTTACCTATGGTTTTTACGCTACCATGCGGAGCAGTCTCCTTGCGATCAATGATTTAATACATTGATATATCATCACCTTGAGGGATAGAGCGTGATTTTGATTCTCCATGAATGGATTCATCAGGATTTTTTGCACGTACAACCAATGATGATTACACAGAAATCATCAAAATTAGTGTGATCATGAGCCCGCCGTTGATACTCAATAACATTATTTTCGGGATTACGCCCGAATCGAGATCTACGTGAGTAGTCTTCCGTGGCGTCTTTATCATCGTCGATGAGATCGACAGGCTCACCATCAGCAAACGTAATAGCAAGTTTGAGTTCTTCAAACGATTTATAATACTTACTCATGATTGTCGTCCTTTTCAATCACTGTGCTATTGATAACGTCAACAATCTTTTGCCAACATTCTTCCGTGGTCATAAGACCGAATGTGTAATTCTTAATCAGATTAGATATCTCTAAGATTGCATCTTTCATGATTTTTTCCCCTTTTGAGTTCCCCAAACATACTTGGCGAATACCAAGTATAAGGAAACGAATATACCTGCTATCAGGGCAGTAACCATTCCAGAAAATGTTCCAAAGAACAGAATGGTTAATAGTCCTGATATGAATACATCAGTTGCAATGCTGTGTTTTGTAAAATTACGAATACCACATTTATGCAAAATGATGATAAAAGCTAATGCGCATAAGAATGAAAGCGTTAAGATTCCAGTACCCATTTTGTTTTATCCTTTTAAGTTAATGACAATAAAATAGGCACGACTTGTATTTATTTCAGAGGAGCTCTCCTGGTGCAAATCAACGCAAGTTAGTTATCGAAGGGATGTTTTTAATACGCAACTAAATCAGTCATTTACCAGGTATGCCGAGTTTTTAGCTGTGGGCTCGAGATCTCTCGCAACGAAAAAGCGTCGACTCCGGGATGAGTTCGACGCTTTTCGGTCTTTTTAAGTCGCTTGCGCTGCCTTTATGCGCAGTTTAGCGTTTTTAATCGCTTCGATCGGAGCCGAAGCCATTGCGAGCTTGCGCAATTCCTGTTGTGCGACGCGGATCCGTGCTGCGCGAGCGCGTACACGAACGATCCAGGGAGATGTTTTACGATTGAAGGTTTCTTCTGCGGTTAATGCTTTTTGCAGATGATAAATTTCGATCAATTTAACCAAAACATCGACATGATTGTCTTTAAGGAATTTACCAGGCGAGCGTCCAACGTCTAATATGTAGTCGTTGAACCAAGCGGTAAAGATGATAGCATGTGCTGCATCTAATAAAGCTATACCGCGCTTAGTGCGAGCAGTGATATCATCGACGTTTAATGCATTTACTCTTTTTTTGTCCATTTTGAAAACCTCAAAAGTGTTAAAGAAAACAAAAAAGTCAGAATTGACTAATTTCACTAATATAGGCACGACTTTACGTCATTAGCCTTTACGGTATTGGTACAGGGTATATGTGCTATATGCCCTTTTTATCTTTTTGCGCACTCCGCACGACACACAGTATTAAAAAAAGAGATAGAGCCGAAGCTCTATCTCTTTAAGCTACTTAACTAGGTGTAAGCTAGGCTTTGCTGGTGTACTAGTAGGGCGAGTGCGCATGTATTCAATCAGGAAACCGAGGGCATGATTGACTATGATGAATGGTACTACGTACCAACCGAAGTAGATGGCTACGATGGTGTACATGAATATGTTAAGAACAATTACAGTTGATAGTGGCATGATATGATCCTATTAGTTATAAGTTACACTTAGGCGACACGACTTGGCGAAGTACGTGGTGGCGTGGTACACACAGCTACGCATGAGTGTATCGATAAGGCGCAGTGCTGTTGGTGATCGAAGTCTGGGACTCCTAACGTCTCGCAGCGAATCCGAATCCGAAGTGGGGGGTGCACTTCTCGGAACGAGGGAGACCCCCTCGTCCGTCATACGCCGTAACTTTTTTCAAAATTTTTTATTTTTTATTTACCCCTAATTATTTTTTATGTTTTTGCAGAAAATGTGCAAATAAGGTTTTTATTTTAGTTTAGGGGTATGAAAATATAACAAAATTGTTATATAACAATTTTACGACTAAAGTTATACGCAGGACAGAAAAAAAGAACAACGTAACTTCGTTGCTCTTTTGTGCTAATCTCTGTAAGTCCGGGGATTGACCCTTTTCTCCAGACACCGTGGGTCGAGGAGTCTACTCCTCTCAGGCTCTCCGGCCCACACCTTTGCATCTTGATTTAAAAAGAAAAAAGGTCTATAAAGTATCTATGTCACGAGCCGCATCTTTAGTTATTCAGGAAGATCCTATAGATTTTTCTATCGAGAATTATATTAATCTCCGTATAACTGGTTTTACACCAAGGCAAGCTGCTTTGCAGGCTGGTTATAAAAGTAAACGGGATTACCTGAAATGGGAAGAAGATCCTTATGTTCAGGAACAAATTGCCAAGCATGTTAAAATTACCCGCAAGGAAGCTGTATATACAAGGGATAAGGTAATGGAAGTAGTAGAGGATGCAGTTGAAATAGCACGGCTTACTTGCGACCCGACTGCGATGATTCGCGGGGCGCAGGAATTTAACAAGATGCAGGGTTATTATGCACCTGAGAAAAAGGAGGTTCTCGTATCGGTTGAACATACTCAGCGTTTACAACAGATGGAAGAAATGAGTGAGGAGGAGTTATTGTTAGAGCTGGATAAGGAGCAACCGTACATCGATGCTGAATTCAGTGAACTTCCCCCTGAAAATTAAGTTTAAATGGTATACTAAGTTAGGTGTCGGAGTTATGATTTTGCCTGGAGAATTTGGTAGTGCATCATAAACGCGGTAAACCTAAAAGCGCCCGTGCAGGTTGTTTACCGCATAAAGCAAATGGTCATAAACATATTATGCGTCACGCGCATAAAAAAGCTCAAATGAGAGAGGTACATCATGGCTAAAAAGAAAGGTAGAAAACGTCCTACACCAAGAACGCCAAGATACTAATGCAAAAGTTACCTGATAGTTTTGAAGATGAGACTAGAGAGTTAATTCTTCGTCGACAAATTCTGGAAAGCGCGGGAATTTTTGAGTGTGATACTTGCGACGGTACAGGTAAGGTAACAGGAGGAATAATTCGAAATTATACAACTCGAGCTGAGTATGAAGAAATAGTTACACGCCCTTGTATGAATTGCGATGGTACAGGAACAACTTTAGAATCTCATGTACGTCGTGCTTTAACTAAATTAGCTGCTTCTATTAATAACCCTACGCTTGAGGAATCTTTAGGTAATTATAGAGAAATAATTGGATGGGATGCTCGGGGCAATGTCTAGCACATGCTCAATCTGTAACAGGGTAAAAACTTCCCAATTTTTTCATCGTTGGGTTATTTACGAAGAAAAGAATGGAAGGAAACAGCACAAAGGTTCCTATAAGAAGTATTGCATACCCTGTGATGATAAGTTACAGGCTAAATATGCTACTAATCCTGTAACTCTTAAACAGAAAATCAAGATCCGGCTTGCTGAAAAGCACGTACAGAAGCAGGTTGATCTGATTGAGGCGCTCGAAGCTGAAGCTGCGAAACAAATTCTTACTAATCCTACCAAACGACCCAAACAGACGCGGAGAACTAAAAGCGATATTGAGAAAGAGCTTTTAAATCGTGTTTTAGCTAAAAAATCGCTGGTTGAATTCATAAAAAGGTTCCAACCTAACTATAATGCTGGTTGGGTACACGAAGATATCTGTCGCAGGCTTACAAAGTTCTTAAAAGCAGTGATCGAAGGCAGATCACCCCGGCTTATGCTCTTTGTTCCTCCCCGACACGGTAAAAGTACGATAGGAAGCCATCATTTTCCAGGTTGGGCGCTTGGACACTACCCTCATCTTGAAATAATTGCAGCTTCCTATGCATCTAGTCTTCCTATGAAGTTTTCGAGAATGGTTCGGGCATTTTTACGAGATAAAAAATACCAGGTCATGTTTCCAAATACGAAATTGGACAGAACCAACGAAAATGTTGAAGGCTGGTCGACTACTCAGAAAGGTGGATACATTCCTGCCGGTGTCGGCGGTGGTATAACTGGTAAAGGTGCGCATATATTTATTGTAGACGATCCAGTTAAGGATGCGGAAGAAGCAGATTCAGAAACTACGCGGAACAGCACCTGGGATTGGTGGGGAAGCACGGCCTACACAAGACTTGATCCATCTGGCGGTGTGTTAGTGATTCAAACCCGCTGGCATGATGACGATCTAAGCGGTCGAATGATTAACCAGATGCGCGAGGCGATAAAAGAAGCCGATGAGTTAAAAACTATGTGGGCCGAGCAAGGAATGGATCCGAAACAGGTCAAAGCTAAATATGAACAGGCAATGAGAGAAATAGACCAGTGGGAAATTATTGAATATCCGGCGATAGCTATAAATGATGAGTGGTTAAATTTGGATGGATCCGTTACTACGGATCCAGCAAGTCCCAAATCCAAGTTCCTGCGAAAGAAAAACGATGCGTTGCATCCAGAAAGATTCGATTACACACGATTGATGAAAATAAAGAGAGTGACTCAACCGAGACATTGGAGTGCGCTTTACCAGCAGAATCCTGTACCTGAAGAAGGTATGTACTTTACTAAGAGTATGTTCAGGTACCAGCAGTTTCCAACTTGGACCGCGATGCCTATTTGTATAGCCTGGGATCTGGCAGTAGGACTCAAGCAACAAAATGACTTTACTGTAGGCGTTGTAGGGGCGTTGGATGAGTATGACAATATTCACATTTTAGAAGTACTTCGTGGAAAATGGGAGACTCACCAAAGCGCGGAATTAATTATCAATACTTATGAGAAATATAACGAACAAACAATTGGCAGTGTTGTGGTAGGAATAGAAAGGGGGCAGTTGGAGTTGGCAATTGGACCGCATATACGGAGGTTAATGGATGAACGCCGACTGTTCCCATCATTTGATAATACACTTAATCCGTTAACTGATAAATTAATGCGTGCGCGTCCACTTCAAGGACGGATGCAACAAGGACGAGTTATTTTTCCACCGGAACAGAATAATCCGTGGGTCGAAGACTGCCGGCATGAAATGTTAAGGTTCCCCGGGGGAGTTCACGACGATCAGGTTGATGCGATGGCATGGTTAGTACGTATGTTTATTAATGTTTCACCGCCGAAAAGAAAGAAAATGAAGAAATTAAAAGGTTGGCGCGATCGTCTGAAAGTGTATACTCAAGGCGAACGCCACCCAATGACTGCGTAGGACTTTTTTGTATGGTTCTTTTAAAAAAGAAACAACATGTTAAAATACAGAAAACATTACGTGACGCTGTTACTTCTGCTAAAAAAACTTTTCTTGATACCAGCAAAAATTTTGCAAATATGGGTAAAAGAAAAAAACTTAAAGGTAGTTTTCTAAAAGGTGATTTTAATATACGCAATCTCCACAAAAGAGCAAAGGAAAATAAATAATGTCCCTTAATATTACCCGCGCCAGAGAAAATTGGCATCATTATGTCTATGCTCGTGATAACGGTCATCTAGATTTTGTAAGGAAAGCGAAACTCTGCGAAGATTATTACTACGGTAATCAATGGAGTCCTATCTTTAAGCAGAGACTCGAAAGACAGGGCAAACCGGTTTTAACAATTAACAAAGTATTTAGCACGCTGTTAACCATCATGGGCGAGCAGTTACAGAACCAGGCATCAATCAACTTTATTCCAACAGCTACTGGTGTTCCTGAAACATCTGAAGCACTGAATAAACTTTATATTCATATTATGAACAATGTGGATATGAAACATCTCGAGTCTGAATTATTTGACGAAGGGATTATTTCTTCCAGGGGGTTTTTGGATATACGACTAAGTTTCGACGACGCGATGCGAGGTGAAGTGTCGATAGGAAATCTAAACTCCAAGAATGTAGTCATCGATCCCGACGCACATTCGTATGACCCCGATGACTGGAACGAAGTTTTTATTACCAAATGGCTGACGCCGGACGACATCGCCGTGACATATAATCAGGCGGACGCCGACATGTTACGGAATAAAAGTCGTAGTGACTTCGAGTATGGGCTCGACTCAATCAACAGTCTTGAAAACACTTTTGGCGGTCGTGGACTGAATCAAACCGTATCCGGCTCAGGAGATCCCGATCAGAATAATCGTCGTTATATACGTGTAATAGAAAGACAATATCGTCATGTTCGCGTCGTAGATCATTTCGTCGACCTGGTAAATGGTGATATGCGACCTATTCCTGAAAAATGGGAAAAGGAAAGAATCAACGAAGTTATACAAAAATATAACTTGGGAACGATTAAGAAAAAAGTCAAACAAATTAAATGGCTCGTGACTGCAGATAACTATGTATTCCACGACGACTGGAGTCCTTTTAACCATTTTACAGTCGTTCCATATTTTCCGATCTTCCATAAAGGGAAGACTATCGGGCTGGTTGAGAACTTAATCAGTTCTCAGGATTTTCTGAACAAAACAACTTCTCAGGAACTGCACGTAGTAAATACTACGGCAAACTCTGGTTGGCAGATGGAAGAAGACCAGTTAATGAATATGGATCCTGATGAGCTGGAACAACGCGGAGCAGAAACAGGGATTGTTCTCGTAAGGAAGAAGGGTACCGAGCCTCTTGAGAAGATCCAACCAAACCAGATTCCGCAAGGACTTGATCGATTAGCTTTTAAAGCTGACGAGTTTATTAAAGAGCTGTCCGGTGTATCGGATTCGTTACGAGGATTCGATCGCGCCGATGTAGCTGCTAAAGCTATTCAAGCCAAACAAGCAGCAGGCGGCGTTAATCAGGCCAAGGCATTTTTTAACCTGGCTCGAACCAGACGACTTGTTGCAAAGCGTGTACTGGATCTTGTTCAGGAGTTCTATACTGAAGAACGTATTTTTCGTGTAACTGGTAATAGTCTTGATTCGAAATCAGAAGAAATAATTATCAACCAGCGCAATGCAGCAGGTGAAATATCTAATAACCTGATGATTGGTGAATATGAAGTAACTGTTACCGACGCGCCTGCAAAAGATAGTTATCGTGAAACTCAGTTTCAGGAAGCAAAAGATATGCGCGAAATGGGAGTTACTATTCCTGATTCTGTTCTTATCGAGTCTTCAAATTTATCAAACAAGGAAGAAATCATTGAAGCTAACAAACGATTAACCGGTGATACTGATCCCTCCGAGATTGATCAGAAGTTGGCAGAACTTGAACTTCAGATTAAGGAGCTGGAAGCTCAGGCCCTGGCAGCTGAAATCGAAGCTAAAAAAGCAGATACTCAATTTACAATAGCCCGGGCAAATAAGACTAACGCTGAAGCCGGTGAATCAGGTGATAACAGTGCTAATGTTATTGATATTGAAAAATTTAAAGTTGATACCCTGTTAAAGCGCGAGCAGGTTCAAGGTGAACTTGGATTGAAACGCGATGAAATGCGGCGTACCCTGTTACTTAAAGCTAAGGAGCTTGAAGACAACAAGGAAATGAAAGGACTGGAGCTTGCTCAAAACAAAGAACTGGAAGAAAAGAAAATCAAAGCCGCAGCATCTAAACCCAAAGCAAAAGCAGGAGCAAAATAATGGCACGTAATCCTTCAAAACTTGGTCGCTCAAGCGAAAAACTTCTTCGTTTTATCGGACGGCAGCAACAAAATGCTGGAGGACGTACACGTAATACGCCACTTCCTGATCTTAAACCGAAAAGTAAGACATCTAAACTTAAACGCAATAAAACTCTGAGAGGTACAGCATGAATGACTTAATATTAACTCCTTCTTTTTCTGACTGGTTGCTAGATCTAATATCTGGTTGGATTAATCTATTCGATGAATCAAATGAAGACGACGATGCAGATCGTGGAGATGTACATGAAGAAGATGACACGAGAGAAAAAAACGCATCAGATAATAAGGATAAGAAAGATGATGAACCGGACGGCAAAAAGGATGATAAAAAAGCTGAAAAAAAGGATGACGGAGACGAAAAAGACGGCGACGATAAAGACGACGATCCAGCAAAAGCTGCCCATATGATTCCAAAACATCGTTATGACTCTGCAGCTAGTCGTGCTAAAAATGCTGAAGAACTTAACGATAAACTGGAAACAGAAAACGCTTCGCTTCGTGCTGCATCTACTAAAGATCCCGATGCACCTGATATTGATACTCAGTTATCCGCCCTCGATCGAAAGATTGAAGAAGCCCGGGCAGATAACAATATTGATCAGGTTGTTGCGCTAGGTAAGGAACAACGAATACTTGAGCGCGAGTTTAATCAGGAGATAGCTACTTCAACTTCAACAGCGGCTGGTAAACAGGCGCGTGAACAGATTCAACTGGATACAGTTGTTGATGAACTGGAAGAAACTCATGCTTTTCTTAACGAAGACCACGAAGATTATGACCAGACTGTTATTAGCGAGATATTGGATATTCAACAAGGTCTTGTATTAGGAGGTAAATATTCACCGGCTCAGGCTATGCGTAAAGCTGCAAAATTAGTTTTACCAGCTACCACACCTACAGGTGAAAAACCTGATCCGAAAGTAACCGACATTAAAAAGAATCTAAAAGCAGCAGATCAGATTCCACCGGATACTGGTGATAAAGGAGAAAATTCAGACAGAGGGGGTGATGTCGAAGATGCTAGTGCAGTCAGTGAAATGACTATGGAGGAGTTCGATGCAATACCAGAGAGTACGTTAAAACGCTTGAGAGGAGATGCTATTTAAGTATAATATTGTTTATTAAACAAATTAACCCCTTGTTTATGTGCCCAAAATTAGGGCTGGGATTTTTCCCAGCCCTTTTTTTGTCAACAAAATTAACTTGTTCTGTAAACATAACGACTTAGTTTTATTGACAATACTTATTTCTTAGCATATAACTCTATTATCGCTTACCTGTGTCGAAAACAGGTCGTTTATCGAACAACGTTATCAGAGTCGATTTCGGTTTTCAGCACGATACGCTGATGGTATAAAGCTTGAGTGCACTTTAAAATAAAGTGTACTTTATTTTAACTTCCTTTCTTAGGAGATTCCATAATGTCTTTGACAAACTTTGGACTTCTGACTACGGAGCAGCTTACCATCTGGCAACGTGATATTTGGCGTGCTGCTCGAAACTGGATGTTTCTGAATCGCTTTCTTGGTACTAGCAATACCGCGATGATTCAGAGAGTCACAGAGTTAACGAAGTCCCATAAAGGCGCACGAGCAGTTCTTACGCTCGTATCCGACCTTGAAGGCGACGGTACTGCAGGAGATCGTACTCTGGAAGGTAACGAAGAAGCGATGAAAAGCTTTGATCAAGTTATTCGAATTGATCAGCTACGTCACGCTAACCGACACGAAGGTCGCATTGCCGATCAGAAGTCAGTCGTTACATTCCGCGAGAACTCTCGTAATGTTCTAGCCTACTGGTTAGCTGACCGCTTAGATCAGATGGCGTTCCTTACCTTATCTGGTATCCCATATACATCTGCCAACGATGGCGCAACCCGTGTAGGTTCCGACCTAGCAAACCTGGATTACGCTGCCGATGTAACTGCCCCATCAGTGAACCGCTTGGTTCGTTGGGACGGTACTGCAAGTGTATTGAAAGATGCCGCATCAGGTTCGAACGGTACAGCAGATGTTGTTGCTGCCGATACGCCGACTTATAATATGCTTGTCGATCTGAAAGCATATGCGGTTGATAACTATATCCGCCCGATACTCGGGGAAGCCGGAACCGAAGAATACAATGTATTCATGGCTCCACTTTCTATCGCGAGACTCAAGAAAGATCCTGACTTTCGCGCTGCCTGGAAAGATGCGCAACCTCGTTCTCCAAATAACCCGCTGTTTAAAGGTACTTCAGTTATCCATGTTGATGGTCTGAATATCTTCGAATATCGTCATGTCTTTACTACAAAGGGTGCTCTTGCAGGCTCTAAGTATGGAGCCGGTGGCGCAGTCGAGGGATCCCGTATTATTATGGCGGGTGCCCAGGCGATGGGTTTTGCAGATATCGGGGATCCATTCTGGATTGAGAAAGGCTTTGATTATGACAACCAGCAAGGTATTTCGGTTGGCAAAATCTGTGGTCTTTTGAAGCCCCAGTTTCACTCTATCTACAGCGGTACTACCGAAGATTTCGGTGTTCTCGCTTGTAGCGTCGCACTTTAAGGAGGTAGATAATCATGGCTATCACTAAAGACGGCGGACGGCAATACCCTCTAGTTGCAAAACTATCTTTTGGTTTTGCGGATTTTGCTGGTTCTTCAGGAGTCGCGCTTCCTGCGATTGATCTTCCTGCTGGAGCTAGTGTTCTAGAAGCAACTTTGACTGTTACTACAATATTCAATAGTGCTACTACAGACTTGCTCGAAATGGCAGGTGCTGGTATTACTCTTGGTGCTGCAGATAATGGTTCAAGTTTAGGTACTAAAACTACCACTGCTTTGGACTCTACAGCTTTAACAGCTGCAGCTACTGTTACAATTGAATGGACCGGAGTTGGCGCAGTGCCAACAACTGGTGCAGGATTTGCAATGGTTAAGTACATCATGGATGGTAAGGCTAACGAAGTTCAACCTGTCTAATCGACGCGATGGGGTCGTAAGGCCCCATCATTTATTTTTTGAGAGGAGAAAGTATTATGAAATTTAAAATGAATCGTGATTTTACCGTACAAGGGCACGGTCATGCGCTCATGTTTAAAAAAAATGAGTTCCTGCATGTACCTCCTATTCTATACGGAGAAGTTCGTAAATGGGGTGGTGTATCAGAAGATGGTGAAGATATAACTAATTATTCAGCAGAAGAAAAAACATCTTTCCCAACTCCCCAATCAGAACCACAAGGCGAAGAACGTGAAAATATATTACTAGACGCCTGTAAATATCTAGTTGAACAAAACGATAGTAAAAAATTCGGTGGTAATGGCGCTCCTCGTGTAGATGCATTTACCGATCTGGTTAAGTTTCGTATTGATTCTACTGAACGAAATAAAATATGGGATTTATTTAATATACGCAGACAACAAAAACTGCATCCATCTAATGATAACCAGGAAGATCCAGATCCTGGTTCTACAGCAACGTCTAATACTTAATGACTCCTTCTGATATAGCTGATCTTTTTCGTTCTGATATTGAGGATACTGATGCCGATGATCCTCTTTGGACAGATACTGAAATATTCGGTTATATGGATCAATCGATAAAACAGTTTGCCCGGGTAACTGATTACTTTGCTGATGCTTCTACTACAGAAATAGTTGATATTCCTGTAGTTGCTACACAAAAATTTATAAATTTAGATCCTCGAATCACCAAGATTCGAGGAGCCCGCCTTGCTACTGCCGGCCTTGAAGTTATTCCCAGAACATATGCAGATGTTAATCAGTCTGGTTATGGGCGTGATGCATATGATAACTTTGCTTTTTCAAGTCCTATTAACTGGGAAAACGCAACAGGGACTCCAACTATTATTATTACAGATTTAGAAAAAGACAAAGGACGTTTAGTTGCTATCCCCGTTGTTAATGACACTCTTAATTTATTTGTTTATCGCTTACCTCTTTTGGATATTACAGAAGATAGTGCTACCTTCGAAATAACAGAAGTGGAGTATCAACGTGGTTTGATGTATTACATGAAATACCTGGCCTATCAAAAGAATGACGCTGATGTATTTAATGAACAACTTTCTGAAGCTGCTTTTGTTTTAGCTACAGATTTTATGGATCGTGTTAAAACAGCACTACGCCGTCAACGGTTTAGTTCTACAGTAGGCACAGTTAGATATGGCGGTTTATAAATGGCTAGAGATACTCATCCAACCTTAGATGTAGCAAAATTCGCCGGTCTAGATAATGTTAATGCTTCTCAAGAAGTCGGATTTGGTAGTCTTAAAGAAGCAACTAATGTTGATATTACGCGTGCAAATAAACCGCGTAGACGTTCAGGCCAAACACTAGTTACTGCTGATAGTTATGTTGCTGTTGGTACTGAAGATAAAATTGTTCTAGCTCTTAATAGTTCAGGTGATGTTCATCAACTAGATGACTCTTTTGCTTCGATCGCTACTTATACACAATTAAATGGTTTTGGACCACATAATAAACTTCGTATTAATTGTATACTTGATACTGCTATCTTTTCTAACGGCATTGCTGTTGGAATATGTAATACAACCACTGCCCAACAATTGGTGTTCGATACGAGTGATTTTGGTGACAGGACTTTTGATTATTCTATTCCTTTGGCTTTTAACGACGTAGAAACATTCGCCGGTCGAAATTATTATGCTTGTGGAGAACGAGTTTATTACACGCCTGTATTTGGATATTACAAACTTCGTCTTGGTAAAGATTATTTTCGCTTTCCTGATACCATAACTATGATTGCTAAAGTTGAAAACGGTTTATTTGTGGGAACACTCGATGAAATTTTCTATCTTAATAATCGTGAACCTAAAAAAGCAGACTTGCTAAAAGTAGCAAATGTTGGTGTAATTGAAGGTACTAAGGCATATGTAGAGGGGAGTATAGTTGGTGATGGAGCATCAACAGAATTATTGCCGATTTGGGCGACTACTGCAGGTTTTTGTGTTGGTCTTCCTAATGGGCAACTTAATAGAGTAACACAGAAATCTGTTTCTCTACCGCAAGGAAGTCTTGGCTCTGCTATGTATAGGAATGAGAACGGGCAGAACCATATTGTTTCAATCATTCAAACTTAGGAGGCTGTTATGGCTTTGCGTTTATCAACCGGATATAGACAAGCAGCACTTGGAACTAATTCCTTCCAAACTGAATTTGCTTTATCCTTTATTAATATTTACACTGGATCTCAACCTTCTGATGCTGATCAAGCTGCAACCGGTACTCTTTTAGCAACTATTTTTTCTGACGGTGTTGCTATTGGTGTTTCTTTTGACGCACCGGTAGCTGGTGTTATTTCAAAAGCTGCTGCTCAAACATGGTCAGGTACTGCTATTGCAGAAGGTACTGCTGGTTGGTTTCGTTTACACGAAGCAATTGATAATCCAGCTCTTTTGTCTACTGTTAACTCTCGTATCGACGGTAATATTGCTACTTCAGGTGCAAACATGAATATGAGTAATACGTTTATCGCGAGTGCAGCAGTTCAGACTATCTCAACTTTCGCTATTACATTCCCTGCCGCATAAGGAGGTACTTATTATGGCTATTGGACTTTCAACTGGAGCAGCGAATTTATTGCTTGATTCCGGTATTAATGCTGCTTTCGATGGAGCTAATGATATTCTCGAAATTCGAAACGGTACTCGACCTGCATCAGCTGATGATATTCCAACAGGAACTGTACTTGCAGATTTTACTTTGGTAGCTGATTCATTTATAGCAGCATCTGGCGGTACGATTGTAGGAAATACTCCTTGGACAGAAACTTCTGCACCAGCTGCAGGTACTGCAACATGGTTTCGATTAAAGCAATCAACAGATGGTGGTGGTGCAAGTGCTACTGATGTTCGTATTGATGGTGATGTTGCAGCTTCCGGTTCTGATTTAAATTTGTCTACTATCGTAATTGCAATCGCTGACCAAGTTACTATTACACAGTTTGACCTTAGTGTATAAGCAATGCGATGCAAGTATGCAGCCAATGGTTCGCCTACAGCCGCAAATTTTGGTAGTGATATAGTTGCACTGTTAACAGGCGAAACGGATAAGAATAATCTTATCGCAGCGCTTCCTGGCGCTACTGAAATCTTTAGTGTATACCCAGCTGGCTGGGAGATGTTTGATAGTGACACCGGCACAGCGGACGAATGGGTATTGCGGTCCGCCTGTGATGGCGATCCAGCTCAATTCAAATATCTCCGTCTAAGATTTTTTATAGGCGCATCAACTATTATGCGTATTGATTCTTCCGTTATGGAAGACTGGAATCCTACGACCAATACAGCGACAAACGAAACTACAACAGACGAAATTTCAACTTTTCGTATGCCTATTTCTTCTTGGGGGGATGGTGTTCAGATATTTGATATATTCGCGACTAATCGTTATGTTACATGGCGAAATACTGGATATACAGGCATAGCACCAAGTATGGGACTAGCGGCATTAGAAATAACCAGAACTCATCCGTGTCTTGCTGTTGGTAGTGGGTATGTACCTGTTATAACTACAATTGATAGTTGGTATACAGGAACTTCTTTTACTTCTCAATTTAACGCACGAATTCCTCGAATTCTTGATGATATCGGTACAACTGATTTAATTAATAAAGCACTTCGAATAGGTAATACAAGTTCACGCGGGGAACATGTTACTAATGAATATGATAATTTATCAACTGCTATTGTTTATGACAATGCAGGTAATCCTTTTTATGCATTAAATCTAATTCATGTTGAAAAATACGAGGACGTTGGTGCTCCTATTGGTTCCTCTGCACTCGGTCCTATCTATTCGATGGAAGCTGGAATAGTTGCAGGATTTGAAAGCGATACTCTCCATACTTTAGATACACCAAATGATCTTAGATTAATATGGCCTGAATGGAATATCTCTACATCTAAAGGACAACCTAAATTTCTGTTCAGAAACGAAGGTACATAGTGTATACCAAATATAAATATATTGCTGGTGCTACATTCTCTCAAATATTTAATGATGTTTATTTAATTCTTGGTGGTGAAACTAATAAAGCAAATTTGTCTGCTTCTTGTGACCAATCACTTACTGAAATTATTTCTATTGTTGCATCTCCTTGGGTAAAATTTGATGATGTATCTGCAACTAAAAAAGTTCTTCGATTAGAAATTGCCGATGATTCAGGTGTATTTAAATTTGTTTCGCTTAATGGTGTTTCTAGTATTTATATCCGTCTTTCTGCTGCAGCATCATGGAATGAAATAGCACATACAGGTACAAAAGAAACACCGCTGAATGATAAAATCAGCATGGGTACTCTTGTTAGTCCCGGCGGTACACTTCATATTGCAGCACGCCAAACTTTTTTTATTATTATGCACGAAGGTTCAACCGGTATTTTTGGTGATGCGGCTGGTGATCCATCTTATGGTTCTATCGGTTGTTTCGAAATTACACGCGATGCGCCGAATCTCAATATCGCTGGAGGGATGCCAAATTGGTTTGTCGGATCTACTGCCTTGCTTTGGGGCGATGCCGATGCTACTCAGTTTCTATACTTTTTTGAAGGCAGAGATAATACTAATACTATTCTTGAGCCTTTTAAAGCAGATATGAGTTATACCGCAAGAGATAATTTTCAAAGTGACGGCGATTCTTACGCACTTACTGGTCTTGGCGGTACTACTGCTTTAGAATTTATTGGTCAAGATACTCAATTTTTTGCGCATTCAATTTCTGTTGGAGGGAACCCTCAAAATCTGCAATTCGATGCTAATACTTATATGGGTAATATAAATGAACGTTGCGATCTCTGGTTTTTAGCTCCTAGTACAAATGATGTAATAGATATAGTTCTTATCAATGACGCGGCTTATATCTTATTTAAAACAGGGTTTACTGGTGCTACTACGGGTTCAGTAGTTGGTGGCAAGTTGGCGGTTCCTTATGGCTAATTTATTTAGAAACTTTGTAAACCAGCCAGAAGGTAAAGTGGCGGTATTACCTGTTGCTAAAACTGCAACGCTTGATGCAACAATAGTTGTAACATCAGATACGTTTGTTAAAAATCTTCAACACGTTACTTTAGATGAAACAATTATAGTAACACTTGTTGGTGTTGCTGATGTAATACCTCTTAAAGCAACGGTTGACGCAACTATTGCAGTGTCATTAGCAGCAGCTGGTGATGTTGTACGAATAGGTACTTTAGATAAATCATTTTTTGTTACTCTTGCAGGCGCAGCTAATTACGGTCAAAACGCATTACTTAATAAGCCTATTACAATATCACTTGCTGCTGTTGGTAAAGTTGAGAATAAAGGCCAGGCTTCTAATACATTATCGACAAATCATCCTTTAATATTAACAGGTGTTGCTAACGTTCAACCTGTTAAAGGAACTTTAGTACAAGCAATTGTTGTGACCCTAACGGGTCAAGCTGAAAACCGTTCAGGTAAATTATCGGCAACTATTCCAATAACGCTAACTTCTACTACTACACAACAATCTGTAATGCATGTAGCGGCAACAATGCCGTCGATGACAATAGTTAGTGTAGAAGAAAACACACCACCAAACTTTAATACTTTTCCATTATTTACATTAGATGGCACAATTCTTAATGGTAGTGTAAGTAGTGTTATAAATACGTTACCTATGTTTACGATCGAGATTGATCTTGGGCATGATACAAATGTAACACTTCCTTTATTTACTAGTAATGCGCTTCTTATTCCAGGTAATAATTCAACTGTTATAAGTCCATTACCTCCATTAACAATAGCAGCACAATTAGATTCTCAAGTAGTATTAAATGCTGCTAGTACACTACCTTTATTCGATCTAACAGCTGAATTGAATATGTCCGGTGCTATTAATGTAACCGGATCATTACCTCTTTTTACAATCGATAGTTTAGTTTTTAATGGTAGTGCAATTTCTGCTGTTCTTACTTTACCTGTACTTACAGGTACAGGTTTCTTAGCAGAAAATGGCATTGGAGTATTAACTGCTACGTTACCTTCTTTATATTCAAATGGTTTATTGGATAACGGTGCAGTTGCAGTATTTAATCCTTTTGCAATGAATACAGAAAATTATAGTGTTACTAAATATACGAATTATAATTTCCATACTGTCTTTCAAAAAGCAGGAAAACATTATGGTGTTAATACAGCAGGGATTTTTGAACTAGTTGGAACGAAAGATATTACAACAGATATTGCTGCTTCTTTTAAGTTTGGTTTTTCTGATATGAAAAAATCAGGTCTTAAACGAGTACCTTATGTATATATGGGTTATACATCAGATGGTAATATGAAGGTTGATGTAAGTATTGACGGTGAGCCTGTAGTACGTCAATATACTATAGGTAACATTTCTAATACTAGTGGGATTAAACGTGGGAGGGCAAAAATCGCACGAGGATTAAAATCTCGTTATTGGCAATTTGGTGCATCAAACGTTGCAGGTGCAGATTTTGAAATCGATAAATTAGGTTTTTATATCCAACAATTTGACAGGAAGGCACAATAATGGGATATCCTACAGACAATATGGCGCAAATAGATGCTGCTAATAGAGCACTTGCAGATCAAATTATAGCTTTTACAAACGAAATTTCAACATTAGCTGCTCAAAGCGTACCACAAGTACCTGTTGGTATTTCTACAGATCCTGTTGTTAGTATTGGTGGAGAACGTCCTAATCGTACTGATGAACCTGTTTATGCAGCTACAGTTTCTAATCCTACAGCTTTTAGTGGTTTTGGCACACCTGCTATTGCTACTACAGGTATTGCTCAATTAGCAGTTCCTGCTCCACCAACATCACCACTATTAGATTTCGGTATTCCGCCAGTTTCTAATTTACCTTCTGTACCAGGGTCTCCGGCACTACAGACTACACCTATTCCTATAAAACCTGTTTTAGCTATTCCGTCGGTTCCAGCTTTAGCTAATATTAATATTCCGGTTTTAAACACACCGATATTACCTATTTACGATCAGGTGTTTCCTGCTATTCCTGATGCTTTAGCAGCACCTGTAACTAGTTTTGTTTATTCCGAAGAAGATTATATATCTACCGAATTAACTAATCTTCGCGCTATGCTTAATGATGATTTACTTAATGGTGGTTTTGGTGTTAATCACGTAGATGAAGAACAATTATTTGAACGCCAACGTATACGTATGCGTCGTGAGTTAGTTGTTGATGAAGAAGAATTATTTGATACTTTTTCTGCCCGGGGATTTGGTGTACCCCAAGGTGATCAGATCGACCAAATAAGAGTATTACAAAAACAAACTACTGATAAAATGCAAGAAGTAGAATTAGATATTTCGACTCAGCGTGCTGATTTAGTTCGTAAATCTCGTGAAAATGTTATTGCTCAAACAAATCAGTTAAATCAATCTATGACTACTTTCCGTGGTTTTATGCAACAACGGTTAATGCAAGCTGCTGAATTCCTGGCTGGTCATTCTATTAGTGTATTTAATGCACAAGTAGCAAGACATAATTTAGTAATTCAAGCTTATAATTCATTTACTGGATCTTATCAAGCTCAGGTCGATGCAGCTGTTTCTCAGATTCAGGTTTCTAAAATTGCAATTGAATCCGAAGCTCTTAAAAGTGAAATCAATACCAACACTATTCAGTTATACCAAGCACAGATAGATTCTGTTACTAGTCTAATTCAAATGTATCAGGTCGAAGTTGAAGCAGCTAAAACAATATCTGATATTGAACGTGATAAATTAGAAATTTTTAAAACTGAAATTGATTCTTATAAAGCACAAGTTGAAGCTGAAGTATCCAAAGCAAATTTATATGCTACTCAACTTGGTGCCGAAGAAGTTAAATCTCGAGTATTTGCTACTAATGTTACTGCGTATGAAGCTGAAGTTCGAGCTAATATCTCACAACAAGGTTCGCGTATAGAAGAAGCAAATATACGAGTACGTGAAGATGGGCTTCGCCTCGAAAGATATCGAAGTGAAATTGATTTGTACCGAGCAAATATTGCACGTACTGCTTCCGAGATTGAAACTAATGCTTCTATACTAGGTAGTCGAGCTTCCAGTTACGGTTCATATGCAAGTCAATATGCATCATGGGTTAGTACTTTGATTCAAGAAGAAAATGTAGAAGTACAAGCAAGTATTAAAGAAGCTGATATTGAATCTCGTAATGCTCAATTCAATGTAGAATCAGCAAATCTCCGAGCTAGATTACAAGCTGAATCTGCTGCTTCAGCTGCTAAAGTATTCGCTGAATTCGCTTCAGCAAACGCAACTCTTAATACAGCCGTCGATATCGACGTTTCATAATAGGTACATAGTCAT